GCTGCTGTGAGTTTCTTTTGGGCGGCACGACGGGCACGTTCCCGCTTGGACATGTGGTACGTGGCTTTGGGGGCGTTGGGGTCTTTCTTGGGACGACCTGCCATCTAGGGCTTCTCCGCGCTTCCCATTGCTTTTCTGCCTTGCGAATAAACAAAAGGAATTCTGTTTTTTAAATAGTCATCTTTTTGAGCGGTACCTAAAGGGTCTTGTTTTGGTCTTACTTTGTATGGATCGTAAGTTCCTATAGCTCTATCGCTGTGAGCTTGTTTGTTATATTTACCCATCGATCACGATCTCTTTTCTGCGCTGCTTTGTGCGGAACGACCACGACAAACCTTACCACCCTGTCCGTACGCTGGAGTAGAACTAAACATAGCAATAAACGCTCCCACTCCGGGAAGCGCACGTAAGCCCAAAGACTTTAGTAGGGAAGTGGGAGTCTTTGGCTTGTTGCCTTTGATAATATCGTTTTGTTCTTTGATCAGTTGTGTCCTGATCTTTTTGTCATCAGCACTTAAATTTTTTGGATTTATATCGTTGAGTCGTTGTACTTTCATTTTTGCAGCTTGTGTCTTTGCAGCACTAACTTTGGCTTGGGATGCAGCACTTTTCTTTTGACGACGTTCTTCTCTATTCTTTCGTATCTGCTTTTGACGTTTACGAGAGGCTCTTCCCTCTGATTCAGCCGCATATAGACCAGCGGCTCCTATACCAGCTAGTGCTGCCGTTACTCCAAGAGCTTCTGCCTTGTCTTTATCCATCGATCACGACCTCTTTCTTTGGTGGTAACAGAACCACGCCGTGCATAGCCGTCACATTGTGGTTTATTGTCTCTGCTTGACGTACTCCTACACGATTTAGGAGGCTCTCAGCGGCCTTGAGGCGTAGGTCATCACCTCGTTCGGGGGCAGGGTTGTCTATTGTGTCTACAAGGCGTGTAGCGGCCTTAAATGCGTTCATAGAGAGTACGTCTTTTGTACGTTCGACTATCTCATCAGCTAGGTTTTTGCGTAACCAACCTGCAGATCCCTCCGAATACCCCGCATCTACGGCTGCTTTGGTCACCTGACCACCGTTTTCGAACAGGATATCTAGGAATTTGGTCTGTTTTTCGGTTAGTTCACGCTTTTTGGTGCGTGGCTGGGGCAAGAGGTTCATAGTTTATGTACTTTCACCGTCATTGTACTCACAACGGTAGCCTTTTTGGATTAGATACGGGAAAAGTAGCCGCGTATCTTCTACCATAGTAGCAATTCGTTGCTCACACGCCTTCTCTGTGAGGTACGGACCCTTGTTATCTATCGCTTTCATACATTCATCAGGTTGATACATAGAACATAGAAGCAGCATCGCTGTGTACATAGTCGATCTTTCGTTTTTAAGGGGGTGTAGGTGTGAGTTCGTGTAGCCACAAGCTCGCTTTTTACAGAATATGCTTCGAAATCGGGGAGATGTGCTATTTTCGAACCGACCTACGCACCTATTATGGGGATACGTATCTTATAAGTCAAGAAAAAAATAATTAGGGCTTGACAATTCCGGTATACGACTGTACAATCGGGGTACCCCCGCCGGGATACATCCATATGTAGGGATGATTCGCCGGGGTTTCTCCCTACACACTACTTTTAGCTGTATCGATAACCCCTGTCAAGCAAATTGATGGCGGGATTGCATACAGGTACTAGTACCCCCCCGGTGGCCATAGCGACCCTATACCCCGAATATCCTTGCCAAGGACAGCATTGACACCTTAACAAGCTAGTTTGTCCGGTGACTGATCCCGCCACACTATATCGCGCCTCACCCCCGCGTTTTTCACGTCTCATTGACAATATCCCACCCCGTTAAATTCAACTCGCTGTCTAGATGCCAAGAGGCACAGCCCTGACGCACCAACAACCCGCCGATATATCCCGCGATAACAACCCGCTGGTTTATATTCTGGAACCGCCCACAAAAAAGACCCCCGACGCTAAGTCGAGGGCCAGTTGGGAGGAAAAAGCGCGATATTAGCCCCTCGCGCAGGGTAACCGATTAATCCTCTTTTTTGATGCTAAACTTGTAGTTGGCAAGTGTGCGAGGATGATCGCTAGACACCCAAGATTCGACACCAATCGAATCCAAAACTTGCTCAAGTGCTGCAAGCTGGCTATTCAAGCTGGCAACCAAAGCGCGAATAGTCCGAGCTTCCTTTTCAGTAATCACGATCATATCTTTAGATTCTTGTGCGGTAATCTCAGGCTTTAATAGTGTGGTTTTCATCTTCTCTATTCCTTCCAATGTTAGAGGCCGGTAGAAGCACCGGCCCCATCGTTAAAGCACAGATCTTAGCCGGTAGCAACATCCTTGTTCGATGCCGATTTAATCCGATAGATCTTATCATAGCCATGCTTACGCTTTCCGGTGGGTCGTGCTTCGATCTCGTGCCCGTTTTGTTTCAGACGCCAAAACGCACTATGGACACTATCACGACTGACAGACAAGTTCCCCGCAATCGTAGGCACCGCGATAAATCCCTTCTCCAGATATCCCAAAACCTTCACATCGGTCTTGGTAAGTTTGATCCAGTTCGCCGGTGGCTTGCCCGTCATATGGTCATCGACAGCCAGTGGGTTACCGTGCATATCGGTTTCGTTGCCAGTAGCGAGATACCTCGCCCCGCTGTCCTGATCCATCGTGACCCCCTTGTGCTGGTAGTCTTGCGGTAGCGCACCATTACGCAGCGCAGTAAGCACCCGCTCCCGTTCACAACGCCGGAAGTGATCCTCGAAGTTGTCGTGTAGATCTTTAAGCTGATTCATCAGATTTGTAGGTAGATTTTGCATTTGGTTTCCCCTTCGTTTAACCAAAGATTGCTAAGATAATAAGGACCAATAGAACGATCCAGACTAGTTTGAAAGCAGAAGCGATAATGTCGTGCATCTACGCCGCCAGTTCTAAGTTACGCCAAGCTGGACCATCGACGATCTGCCGGACCTGATCCGATCTGGTGTATCTTTTGCACTCGTTCCGGCCATGATCCCGCGCATCCGGTAAATGCGTAGACCAATGCGTCAAGGCATTGAATCCAGCCCATAGGGTAGATCCCAATTCCTTCTTTTCCTCACTGAACCTTTCAAGCATCCAATTCAAGCGTCTTTCATTCACCGACAAGTTTTCATCGACTGCTGCTGCCTTCGTGTTTTTCTTGCAAATAGTGTCTTTGAGGATGCCAGCAAAAACCCGATCTGTGAGCGGTGACTTACGCCACAAGCTCATCTGGTCTTTTTGGTTCTGCCACATATCCAAGCCCAGAGTTGCCTTTTCAATCATTGCCTCTGGAGACAAAGCCCCCTTGTGGACCTTTCGTTGGTGGTAAGCTTTTTCCCCGCCAAACACTAGCGTATTGCGGCACAAGTCACGATACGCACCGCTGAATATTTGAAAAGCCCACGACATATCAACACTGTTGAAGATATCCATCCGGCACCGGACCACATCCGCCTGACCTGATCTAGTGTCGTGCTGGCTTTGCATATCGTTAAAGTGAATAGTTCGATGCACTCGTGCCCCTTGTTCGTATATACGATCTAGAACGTCCACATCATCAAGTGGAATATTGCTATCTCGCAATATCTCAGCCTGTTGTGCGAATAGTTCATCGTGAGGCACCAGTGCGTAATGTTTCCCGACTGGCCGGACATTGAGCAAGGCACCGGTCGCCTTGTTTTGCAATGCGTGGAAGTCATCCAAGCGGGTTGGTTCAATAATGTCCCCGCTGCCGGTCAATGCCTCTAGCGGCACTCGCCGGATTTGTCCGAAGCGTTCGTACAGGCTCACATCGTCAATATCTTTGTGCCTGACCTGTACAACCCGATCATTTATATCTGCGGAATCCACCGCCCGTTGTGGGATTAAATCTAACATAGTTTTTAGTCCTTCCTTGTTGTTGTCCCGCTGCCGACTGGCTGCGAGTCCTGTTACTATATCAGATTATCTTAAGAATTGAAGACATCATGCCAAAATAATTTTTCTTGTGATCGACTAGCCCCGCGACTCGCTGCCGATCCGATCACCCCGTCACCCTGCCCCCGAACCAGTAAGCAGAAACATCTGGACAATCCCCAAACAATGAGGCAATGCGCTGACAATATTTTGAGGCAATGCGCTGACATTATTTGATCCCGTACCGATCACGCCACACCCGCCAAGTGATAGCCTGTAGTTGGTAGGGCATTATGCCGATTGTTTCTGCGGCATCCTTGTACGCATCCTGAAGCCCGCGATATTCCCGAACACCGATATTTGTCCGGTCATCGGTCAAGCCGATCCGCTCATTGTAAGCAATGTTTCGAGCGTGACCATCGATTGTTACGTTGAATTCCCCCATGATGTCACAAAAAAAGGACGTTATTTTTTGGCCTTTTAGCATGGTTTTTGCCCCGGCGTAGTCCGGTTTAACAGCTAGGATACCCCAAGCCTTTTGTTTCATTTTGTGATAGGTTGACACTTTCACCGAATCAATACCATCACCGCGAAGAAACGCACCGACTAGAGCGTCAGCATTTTTGACATTACGCGCCCATTTATTGTTGGGCGACAACGCAGAAACAACAGCAACAACAATATACACTGGCACGTCGTGGTTCATAGCAATGTCATATGCGGCATCGTAGGCGTCAGAATACCACGCCATGCCCCCCGCCACCTGTTCCGGTGTAGCGTCGAGATAACAGTGTGTTATGTTGCTGATCATTTTTGGTTGGGATAGTTTGGTCGGGCGTTTCATGGCGTGACCTCAATATTCGCTGTCGTTTCGATCCAGACTTTTGCACCACAAGATAGCGGCTTGTCCGGAGAGTAAACAACGGTAGATTCCCCAAGTATTTTGACAGCGTGACAATAGATATTGTCGCGACTAGTCTTAACAGTGATAACGGGGTCGTTCTTGTCGTTCCGCGCATTGCTGCGGATTACGTGTTGGTTTACGTGGATTCGCTTTTTCATCGGTTCGGTTCCTTGTTGTTAAAAAACAATAACGGGAACCTATCACCACCTATTATCGGGGTCAATAACTAATTTTCGTTGTCTCTTCAAATGATCCAAACCACAAGAGGGGCACAGATACCCTGCACCCCCCGTGGTTATCATCGCTGGCTCACCACACTTGTCACAAGAGTATTCGGCTGACAAAGTTGTGAGTTTACGGCTGACAATATTTGGCCTGACAATATTTTGATTGACAAAATTTAGCCTGACAAAATTTAGCCTGACAATATTTGAAGCTGACATTATTCTGGTGGCCCCCCATCGTCCTCAAACAAGTCGCCCTGTATGGCACGATGCACATCGTTGTAAACCTCGACAGCAGACTCACCGTGTTTTTCCATCCACTCGTCGCGTGACATTTCTGCGGCGTCCTCTTGCATCTCAATCAGCCAGTCCTTGACCCTGCCCATCACACATCCTCCCGTAAGAATCCGCGTAGTCGTTCTTCGGGTTGATCCAAGTATTTAAACAGACACTCAATCGCTGTGTAATCCTTTTGCTCAACGTCCAGTTCTATCTGGTTGACTACAGCGATCAACAGCCCAAAGTCAATGTCTTCACTTTTATCATGTTTAAGTTCTTTACGCATCACTGCACCTCCACTGTTGTACACTCACACTCGTAGTTGTCGTTTATCATCAGGCCATCGTCTAGTTCTTTGCAACACGCCTCCTCTACAGCACCATCTGCGTCTTCTGCGGTGACAAAAAACTCGTAGTCCTGTTTGACGGTAAGGACAACGCGGTAAGTTCGATCAAGCATCGGCTGTCACCTCATACACTTGCTCGTCATAAAATTCCCAGTCATCTATATCTACGTTATCGGAATCATACACAGCACGGGCTTCATCTTCATCTTTAGCCTCCATGAACGTGACCTTTGTTGCACGAATTTTGTACTTAGGCATTGGCTGTCTCCAATCTTTTCTTCGCCAAATCCACGGCGGCGAGGTGTAAATCTTCATCCCTGTATGCCATGTCACCATATTCCTTCTGGTCAAACAATGGCCTCAACTCCTCATACGCTTCGTCGTATAGACGTTCAAGGATAGCTTCGTTGTGTACATTACTCATCACACGTCCTCCCGCATCTTGCTAACCAGCTTCATGTCTTCAATCACGTCGTGTGCTTTGTCCTCTAGAAGATACGCAATCTCATCGGCAAAGTCATCATCGCTACTTCTAAACCAGTCAGCCCAGTGTTCTAGGGATTGGAGAAATGGTGCTTGATTTTCCTCTTTCTTTTGTTTGAGGTGTATATTCCACGAGGACATATTGTTACTGTCCCACACTATATGAACAGCGTCTTCATGTGCTGCGTCATAGTCGTTACCCTCACACTCAAATGTGTACTCCACACACACTGTGGCTTGCCATAGCTTGCTCATTTTTCCATCTCCTTCAAGATAGCTTCCACGTGGTCGCGCAGAAGATTACGTGTTGTGATTTTGTGTCCACAGTCTTGTGGTTCTATGATCATGTCGAGGTAGTCTATCTCGTCCATGATAGCCATGACGTGTCTGGCTGTCTTTCGGCGTTCAAGTAGTGCTGAGTTCATCTGCGTGTCTCCTTGTTGGTTTCAGGGGTGGCAGATTGTCCTACTATAGTAGGTCTTACCACCACCCCCATCACCTAGCTTTCATCTTGCTCAGATCATACTCACTAGGTGATTTAACATAAGCCATATAGGTAATCAGTGTGGGTGTCAACACAAAAAAAGAACGGGACCAAGAAATAAATCTCAGCCCCGTCCCCCACAACAACGAAGGAAACCCCTTACGACCTACCAACTTCGTAAGGAATACCTAGTTTTACCAGACGTGGATGGTTGGCGTCAAGCCATTTTTTACAGTCGTCCTTATTTTTTCCGACGTACACGGTGACAAGGCGTAAGTAGTCCACTTTCTGTTTGCTTTTGACGTGTTCCTTGCTTGTCTCTCCGATACGCACAGAGGATACAGGAGCGACAACCTCCCACCTCCAATGATTGACAATATCAATCTCCAGTGGTTTAGTCTTTAAACTTTTCTTCATCTTTCCCCCCTATAGGAAAACACACAAGTTTTTCATTTACGGTGACAATATCCCAATCACGTACAGTCTTTTCGTAATAACACTCAGTCATATGAGCGTAGGTGTCTACAACCTCTACAGATATTTCACCGTTAACGCTCGTCAGGAAGATCAGAATCCACTTCATCTTCTAATGCCTCCAAATACACATCTATAGCATCTCGTATCAAGTCTGCTACAGCTACTTGTTCACGACTAGTCTTTTGCATATGATGAGCCATGTAAGCTAACCTATCATATTGAGACTCTTTCAACAAAAGGTTGTATGTCTTTGTTGGTTCAAGAATCTTGTGAGGTCTTCCCATCTTCTATATCCTTCTTAGCTTGTTTATCTTTTTGTTTGTTACGTTTGTCTTCTACAATACGCTTACCAAACTTAGGTAACAACTTAGCTATGGGATTAATTTTATTAATTTTTTTCATAATAATATAATCCCTAAAGGTTAGTATCCTTATTGGTGTAGCCCAGTTGTCAAGACTGGTCAACAAAAAAATGCAGTTGACAAGATTATTCGTATCGATTATCTGTAGTCATTGTCTTTGACAAACAGGGGATTGACATGAAATCACCGAACTGGTTACAGGGGTACGTCGAGGGCTTGGAGTTTCCTAGCCTGACAAAATACAGATCAGACTGCCCCGTGTGTGGTAAGAAGAACACCTTCAGCGTTACAGATGATGGACTCAACCGTATGTGGCATTGCTTCCACGCAGACTGCAACGTGTCGGGACGCACTGGTGTAACCTTGTCAAGAGAACACGCTAAGAAGGCTCTGAGTCGGGCGCGGTCCTTGAAGACCGCCACGCCCTCCTCATCCCGTACTAGTAACACTTACGAGATACCGGATACATTTGTCAGCGTTTCCCGTAGCTTAGATGCTGAAACGTATGTTAAGCGAGTCAATGCGTACGATGCGTACTTAGCTGGACGAGTTGATATACGCTTTGATTTCAAACGAAACAGAGCAGTGTTTCTCGTGAAACATGGCAATAGGGTTGTAGATGCAACGGGGAGATCACTCAATGGTAGAAATCCTAAATGGTATCGTTATGGAACTAGTCACTATCCTTTCGTATGTGGACATCATAGCACTGCTGTTGTGGTAGAGGATTGTGCGAGTGCGTGTGCGATAAGTAATATTGTTACAGGAGTAGCACTGATGGGGACAAGTTTATTACCTCAACACCTGACTACACTGTCTAATTACCCGAACTTTTTCGTAGCACTCGACAAGGATGCCACTGACAAAGCTGTTGACATGGTTCGTGTCTTACGTAGTGTTGCACCGACAAAGATGATGATACTGAGAACTGATTTGAAAAACATGGACAAGGACGAACGGGATGACTTCATACGATCCTATATCAATCGATAAACAGATATTGGGCTTCTGCCTCAACCACAAATTCTTTTCGGAGGTGATGAACATCGTCAATCGTGATATGTTCAGCCGCGAGATGCGCGACGTATTTGATGCTATAGTTCACTCGCATACGAAATACGAGAACGACATCACAGTTGGCGAACTATCTGTGCTGTTCAATGACCGCAACCCAGCTATGCCTGACAGTTCGCGGGAGAAGTCACAAGAACTGATCTTGAGTTTAGACTGTGGTAACCCTGACAACACAGAGATGCACATGGATATGGTGCGTAACTTCTGGTTGCGTGATCGTGCGAGAATCATCGGCGAGAAAGCAATAGAGATATTCACGGGCGAAAGCGAGGACTTCGGTGAGTTACGATCCTTGATGGAGGACGTAGAGGATGGGCGTATATCTGACCGCACCACCTACGAAGAAGTTACGGATGATTTGAATGAGTTGTTAGATAAAAATTGTGGAGAGCCTGATTTTCCCTTTCAATTCAATCTGATACAAGAAAGGATACCCGGCTTACGACGAGGTAACTTGGGTATAATCTTTGCTCGTCCAGAGGTGGGTAAGACTACGTTCTGTTGCTTTCTTGCCGCTAGTTACGTGAGGGCAGGTCACAAAGTTGTATACTGGGCAAACGAAGAGCCAGCGGAGGATGTGAAGCTACGGCTAATAGCATCATTCTTCGGCATCACAAAGCACGAGCTAGAAACAAATCGTAAGAACTACATACCAGCATACGAGCGAGATGTCATGCCGCACCTCAAAGTGATGAGTGCCATCAACATGAGTATAGAGGAGGTTGATTCATACGCCAAACTGAACAAGCCTGACATTATGTTCTGTGACCAACTTGACAAGTTTCGTATTTCAGGCCAATACAATAGAGGAGATGAGCGACTCAAAGAAACCTACGTCAATGCACGAGAAATAGCCAAGCGTAATGGCTGTCTTGTGTGGGCTGTTAGTCAGGCAAGTAACGACGGGCATGATCGTCTGTTTGTTGACTACAATATGATGGACAACTCAAAGACTGGTAAGGCTGGCGAAGCCGATATAATCATCGGCATAGGAAAGACGGGTGCTAGTGACATAAACAACATTGTGAGACATATCTGCATATCTAAAAATAAAATAAACGGATGGCATGGTCAGATAGATGCTCACATCGATGTACAACTAGGGATGTATTACTGATGAGCAACCATCAAAACGAAGAGATCAAAGAGAACCTGTACGATGAGGAGTATCATCGTCTAGAGAAGAAGTATCCACAACTGAATGCAGCGTCTATAGCTACACTCGCACGATACTTCGCAACGAAGCGGTGGGAGGAGATGGAATAATGGCTAGATTTTTGCACTTTACTTCTTTTAAAGACTACGAAGAGTGTCTTGACGGTAACGACGACATAAAAAGATTTCGTTCTTTATCTCGTGCTGAAAAGATAAGAGAGATTAGTGACGTGGATGAGACTATACACAATGCAAATTATGACACTAATTACGACGATGAGTTAGACTGATGAATGTCCTCACGTTCGATGTGGAGACAACCCACACACACAAACCATCGGGGGGCACGACTGCTCTACCCTACTTTGGTAATCGTTTAGTTTCAATAGGTTACAAGTGGTCAGATGAAGAGCAGGTGTTTTACGACTGCTACTATCACGAGACTGAGCCGCCTACACCAAGCGCGGCACAAGACTTTCAGACTGCGTTGGACTATGCAACCGTACTTGTTGGTCAGAACATCAAGTTTGATTTGCAGTGGATACGAGACTGTGGATTTGTATATGAGGGGTTCATCTATGATACTATGGTTACAGAGTATGTTCTATCGAAAGCGCGGAGATGGCCTCTTGGACTTGCTGCTCTTGCAAAAAAGTATGACACTGTGCAAAAGGAGAAAGACCTTGTTCAGCCGTATTTGGACGAGGGCAAGACGTTTTATGAGATACCGTGGGAGATAATCAAAGAGTACGGCACATCTGATGTTGCAGCAACGGAAGAGATAGCGTACAAACAACTTGACGTGCTAGGCACAACATTCGAAGGAATCTACAGTGAGCAATTTGGTACCAACACTACGCCTATCGTTTGAGATGGCTAACACGCTATCGCGTATCGAACGCAACGGGTTGCGTGTAAATCTAGAGACACTCGCAGAGATAGAACGTCAGTATCAGGATGAGCTAGATGTCCTAGAGCTACGCCTCAACGACATGGCTCGTGAGGCTATGGGTGACACCCCCGTCAGTCTAACCAGCCCTGACGACAGGTCTATGCTCTTGTACTCTCGTAAGGTCAAAGACAAGAACACATGGTCTGCTGTCTTCAATTTGGGCATGGAGCAGCGTGGGGCTACGATGAAACCCAAGCAACGCACTCGCATGACCAAGAAGGACTTCAAGGCACACGTAAGTAGCAAGACAGATATCATCTTCAAGACGGAGGGGCAACGATGTCCGACTTGTTTAGGCTTTGGTCGTGTGCGTCCTGTGCGTAAGGATGGCACACCAAGTAAAGCGTTGCGTGTGTGTAAGCAGTGCGGTGGTAAGGGCGTGATTTATCATTCAACGGGAGAGGTTGCTGGGTTTAAGATTATACCACGTAATGTACGTGACGTTGCATCGGCAGGATTCAAGACGGACAAGGAAACCCTCGCTGAAATACGAGACACACTCAGTGGCCCCGCCCGTGAGTTTGCAGATGCGTACGTCAGATACAATGCACTCCGAATGTACTTAGGAACTTTTGTAGAGGGTATGAAAAACAATGTGGACGACAAGGGACTCATCCACCCTGAATTTATGCAGTGTATTACGGCGACGGGTCGCCTTTCGAGCCGCAATCCTAACTTTCAAAATATGCCACGAGGTAACACATTTGAGATCAGGAAGGTTGTCGAGAGTCGCTTTCAAGGCGGCAAGATTATCGAAGGTGATTACTCGCAACTGGAGTTCAGGGTAGCGGGGTTCCTTGCGAGAGACAATCAGGTATATATCGATGTAGGCGAGGGCACAGATGTACACAGTTATACTGCCAGCGTGATTGGTTGCTCACGACAAGAAGCGAAGGCACACACCTTCAAACCTCTCTATGGTGGCACCACGGGCACAGACGCTCAACAACGCTACTACAGAGCCTTCAAGGATAAGTATGAGGGGGTAACCAACTGGCACGATGAACTCCAGCGAGAGGCCGTAGGAAAGCGTGTAATCACCCTTCCAAGCGGGAGACAGTATGCTTTCCCTGATGCGCGGTGGACCAAGTACGGAACAGCTACCTATCGCACCAACATCTGTAACTACCCCGTACAGGGGTTCGCTACAGCGGATTTGTTACCTATCGCTCTTGTCGAACTCGACGGATTCTTCGCAGAAAATAACCTGCAGTCTGTGATATGCAACACCGTACACGACTCGATTGTTATCGATGCACACCCAAGCGAAATAGACATCTGTATCAAGCTGATGCAAGAGGCTATGTTGTGTTTGCCATACGAGACAAATCGTCGTTACAACGTAACTTATGATATGCCTGTCGGCATCGAAATAAAAATGGGCGATAATTGGCTTGACTTACAAGAAGTCGATTTGTAATATCATTCTACAACCCTAGAAACAGGAGATGGATATGTTAGGGACAGAAGTATTGGAAGTTGAAAAGGATCTCGACAGCATAGTGTCAGCTATGACCTCAGAGGACATAACTGAGATTATGAAAGTTACTGGTCAAGGAGCCAAGTCATCCGAAAGGGTTGGACTACCGCGACTCAGTATAAACTACGATCAGGAAACAGAAGATGGCACGAACCTCAAACGAGGGGATTGGAAGATGTACCTAGATGGCAGGTTCGTCTACGCATCAGAAGTTGTCTTGAGAACTCTGCTACGTACCTTCGAATATAGTATGTGGGATGCAGAGGCTAATGAAGGTAAGGGTGGCTTTTCGTGTAAGTCTATCCAAAAGACTTCCTTCGGGGGTGCTTTTCCAGACACTGAGGGCGGTGATAAGTGTGGTCGTTTGTCGAGGGATGAAGAGAACGCCCTAGACAAAGATGATCCACGATACTTGTCGAGTCGTGCAGTTGTCTGTAATCAGGTGATGTACGGGCATATCAGTGGTGCTTTTCGTGAAGCAGACGGTACGCCTGTAGATGTGGTGAATGAGCCAGTTGTGGCGTACTTTAAGCGGTCAGGCTTCAAGCCTATTGCTGATTTCGTTTCGTCGCTTGCGAAACAGAATAAGCTGATGGTTTTGACTGAGATGAAGTTAACCACAAGCAAACAGAAGAAGGGTAGCGTAACTTATTGGACTCCTGTTCCTTCCTCTGCTGGTGTCGTCAAGACTTTGACTGATAAAGATAAAGACTTGATGGCTAATTTCGCTGATACAATCAAAGCCCACAACGAATCTGTTATGGGCGAACATCGTGAGGCTGTTAAGCTGATCTCTAGCGGTGACGACGTAGATCTTGCCGCAGAGTTCAGAGATGCTGCTTCTGGCTAAACTCCAAGACTATCTAAATAAAGTTGGGCAGGGGGACGTAAATGTCTCCCTGTCTAGTTTATCGCAGTTCACAGAGGACTGCAAAGAGTCTGCAACAAAACAAATATCTAAGGACGACAGAACATACCGGATACGTATGTCCGGTCTTGGTAGACACTTGTGTCAACAAATCCTAGAAAGGGATGGACACAAAGAAGAGCTACCCTACAACGCTCCCACTCGTTTTTGGTTCGGTGATCTATCAGAAGCTATGCTGATGTGTATCATGCGCGAAGCTGGTATAGATATCGTTGACTTCCAAAAAGAAGTAGAACTAGAAATAGCTGGTCACAAGATACGGGGCACCCTCGACGTTATCATACGGGACGAGTCTGGTGTCGAAAAGGTGTGGGACATAAAGTCCGCTAGTGATTGGGCTTTCAAGCACAAGTTCGGATTCGGTGGTTACGACTCTATAAAAGAGGATGACCCATTTGGATATGTGATGCAGGGGTACTTGTATGCCACTGCTATGAATATGCCGTTTGGAGGCTGGATCGTTATAAACAAATCCGGTGGACAGATTGCTGTAGTTGATGCCCCAGAGTGGCAAGATGAAGACCGTGTCAAATATATGGCAGACGCTGAAGAGCGTGTCAAGTTTTTGACAAATCCAAAGTCGAAGCCTTTCAAGCCTTTTCCAGATGAATTCGAAACATACAGGGACGGTGGGCTGGTTCGTACAGGCAACAAACTTATGCCTAAACCTTGTGGTTTTTGTGGTCACAAACTTCACTGCTGGCCTAAAGCTGAGATACACGGTAAAGTTACATCGAAAGCTAAGTTTCCTCCGTTAGTGTGGTATACACGGCTCAAGAAGAGGGAGCTATGATATGCCATACTTATTTGTCAGGAACTATGAAGTAGATTTGATGGACATGAACCCTGACCTATATCACGTCTACGTGGAATCATCTAGGGGTGAAGGTGGGGACAGGAAGTTGGTGTACATCAGACAGAGTCAACGAGGCTTACCTATGTGCTTGCGTGAGAACTACAGCGAAACAGGAACCTTGTCCTTTCAAACAGAGAAGCGAGACATATTGCATCTTGAATCGGAACTATCTAAGATATCTAAAGTGTCACAATCAGGAGCCAACGTATGCGTCCCATTGATCCACTTGACAAACGAACTTTCTATCCTAGAAAAACAATCCCCAAAGGTCGCAGGATACGTGCTAAAAAGAATGGGATCGATAGGAATGCAACTGTGAAGAGATCACAATTTAGGTCTAACTTTGAACTAAACATGGCTAAGTCGTTGGCTAGAAAGTCTGTGCCTTATGAGTATGAGTCAACAAGATTGACCTACGTACCCAAGCCAAGAACGTACACTCCAGACTTTTATTTGCCTGATCAAAAGATATTCATCGAAGCGAAGGGCTACTTCGACAAGGGTGACAGAGTGAAGATGCAGCTTGTAAAGGAGCAGTATCCTGACCACGATATACGCATAGTATTTCTTAATTCTAAAAACAAGATATACAGAGGCAGTAAAACCACGTATGGTATGTGGGCCGATAAACACGGATTCGAATGGGCTGAAGGTGCAGTTCCGGAGGAGTGGCTGAAAAATGACGATTGATGATAAGCAATTAGAGAAAGCAAGTCTCTTACCCGACAGATGGTACATCATACTCAACAAACTAGATGATGAAACATTCTCCATATCAGCGTATGATACAACAGAAGAGGACGACTCTCAGTATTTTGAGGCTGGCACCATAGTCCTCAACGGCATCATGGAGCTTATCGATTCAGACTTTGAAAGAGTTACCGCTGCGGGTATGGCTAGATTAGCCCACGAACATGTACGAGAGTCTTTAGCGGAGGCTACAAATAGTCTCGAAATCAGTAGAGAAGAAGGCACTAACGTAATCAAAATAGACTTCGGAAACAAGCAATGAGACACGAAGAATACATGAGGCAGAAGATGAGTGATATGCAAACTAACGCCTACAAAAATTGGGCAAATGGAGTAGACCGTGATAACGTCAACAACCCGCCACACTATAATCAAGCAGGTATCGAATGCCTTGA